TCTCGTTATATTCAAAAGTAAAACTCATCTATTGCTCCTTAATTAAAAAAGGCTTTCGCCGCTTATGCGATACCGTAGTAATCGCAAATTCCTTTATCCACTGCTGCCAAATCATTGGCTATTAACTCTTCGGCGAACAGGCCCCGTGGAGTTTTGACAGTGTCGTTGCCACTGTTCCTAGTGCTGAAGAAATAATCGCCGTCGCGCACAATAGTCCTAAGAACAAGAGTGAACATACCCTCAATAGTGATTTTTTCGTCGAGCATGCGCCCAATTGTTTTTGCCTTAATTTTGCCATTATCGTTAGTATCTGTATGGCTGAGTATGTACACCCTAACGTCAGAAGCAAGGCCACCCGCAGCAACCAATATATTCCACGCATTGCGCCCAATCTCAGTGAATTTGTCATACCCTCTTTCCTCGCTCCTGCGCATGAACTCATTCGCCATGACATACTGAAAATCATCAATGACAATGATCTTGCGCTTGGTCTTCTGCATCAACGTTACGATCTCAGGCGCTTTATCGGTAACAAAGATGTTACCTTTCTTTGCCTCCATATCAAACTTCTTCCAGCTTGCTGACCTAAACGGCAATGGCTTTTCTAGTGCCTGAATAAGCAGCACATCCTCAGGCGAGAACTTCTCAAGAGACGTGGACTTGCCGCTACCAGTTTCACCTAATACCAGAGTGGCTATGCTCATTGCATTCTCTCCAATCGCTTCTTTGTTTCCTCCAACGCTTCTATAAACGATTCTTGTTCGCGTTCTTGTCGTATGCTAGCAACCAAGCTTTCAAAATTAATGCCGCACGCCTCTGCTCTTTCTCGTGCATGCTCTGTTAAAGCCCTTTGAAAGATGGGTTCATATCTATCCGTTTCCTCTTGATTTAATTTTAACGCCTGCTCCCCTTCGGGATTGCATTGGAAGATAATGCAGTACTCATCCAACCAAGCGCGAAGGAACAATTGCCTCTTCCCCTGCTCGTCCTCCATCATCATGTACATTGCTTGCATTGGTATAGCTTCTATCAGTTTCAAGCTCACTTGCTTTCTCCTATATCCCTCTGCAGAGGGTTCCAAAAATTGACTTCATACTGCTCATAAAATGCTTCCGGGTTTGGTGTGGTGCATAGCCTTGTGTACTCACATGGCCTTGCGTAGCTATAGCAGCTATCGCCCATCCTGTGCAAATAACTGCTAAGTTCAAATGCTTCCACCATATTGCAGACTTCAGCATTTAATACCCGCCACCATTGTGCAAGTTGGAAAGGTGTACGGAATACCGAAACTCTAACATGATCTATGCCACTTGCGGAAACTCCGATGCCACGAATTAACCCACTCGCTGTATCGCCCGGAGCCGCAAATACTGTTGTCGCAAAATACAGATATCCAGTTAGCTGAGTATCCATATCCCATTTGCTAAACCACGAATCGGTAAAGCGCCCCGCGGTCTTCTCATCCACCACCACAATGGCGCCTGTGTCCTCATCACGCGCAAGCATATCCATGCGCCCGCAATACACCAGTGGCTTGCCGGTCACTGGATGGTTCACTGGTAGCTCAATGGTGAACTCATACTCGATACCGTCATTCACGGGCACCAGTGTGTCCTCATCCAATGGCCACTGTCTGAAGTAGCTGCACACAGCATTGAGTAAATTCCCAAGCGTTTTTGAGTTCTTCGCAGGAGGTATGCGCGTGCCATACGATTTAGCCGCAGCCTCGGTCGCGGCATCAACGGCATCAATGCAGGGAAGTCTGTCCACAAAGTAAGCTCGGCGTCCAGCTTCAATGCCCGCAGCCAGGGCCTTGCCGAAGTGCAAATCAATTGATATTTCATCATCTTTCACCTTCAATCCCTGGCAGTGCCGCCGCATGAAGTACTGTGGGCACCGCCGCCAATCTTTCATCATCGTGTTGTCGATGGCCTCTGGAAAGCGCAACTCAGTCATGTACTTCTCCCTTCGTTGCGCGCTCAAGCGCTTCTTTCAAGCGCAATCCAAGCGGAGCCATTGCCTTGTGCCTAAACTCCACGTACGGCGGATCATCATTCACCTTGCACTCGAGCATGCGAATCTGCGGATAGAGCATCCTTGCGCCCTCATCCTGCAATACCAAACGTCTGGCCCGGTAAAAGTCCAAGCGGTCGGCTTGCGCCCGCTTTAAATTCTCACAAGGCACTTTCACCACCGTTTCTGGGCTTCTTTCCAGTAGGTCAAATAGCTCCAACCAGTACGGATTGCAGCCACGTATATCTTTTGGCGCTGTCATTGTTTCCTCATCAAGTTTGCGTCTAAAAATCACTACATTCTATGTAAAAGCTATGACCTGTCGTCCGGTTAGAAGTTCAGCTTTTTATCTAGGAAAATTCGAATATCTGATAACTGAGGTGATATCAGGGTGATACTAGGCGACGGATGGGGCTTATCTTCAGCGGAGCCCTTACTCAGACCTCTACTAACAGATAGGGCAAATTAGCCCTTCCGTAGCCCTCTATATGTCTCCACTAGCCCCTTAAACGGCACCCCCGGCAATTTTGGGCAAAAAGAAGAAAAGAAAATTTATTTTCGAAAAGGTGTTGACATGCCATCGACGTCTATATAATATAAAGGGTATAAAGGGGGAGTCTATCTATATATAAAAAAATACTCTCGTACAGACATTGTAACAATCCTTTTTGACAACATTGGCGAGTACTTGGCCAAAGGGTGGGGGGTACCCCATTTAAGGGTCTAATAGAGACATAAATGGGGCATCAAAGGGGCTAAGGCGATATACGCGCCATATTTTATAATGCTATGCGGAAACTAACTGGTGCATATTCATTCCACGTTACGCCCTTTGGATCGAGCTTCGCTCGCAAATGTAACAATTTGGCGTACATTTCCTTGCCTTTTCGCCAAATTCTTTGGTCGTCACTGTAGGCAAAATGCCAATCATGTTGTTTCAAAAGTGCAACATACTCATCCATTTCACACCCCTCGCTCACTGTCAAATACCATTTTGGCAATAGCCAATGCATTGTCGAAGCTGGTTTCCTGCATGATGCACGCCGTGTGCATCAAGTCCACCAGCAAATCACACAGATCGCTTTGCGTGACGGGCTGGCCACGCTTGTCCAAATAGCCAAGATAGAACTTCAACGTCTCCAGGCCCGCCTCACGGCCTCGCTTAATCACTTCAGTACGCATCAAAACCTCCATAATCGCCTTACAGGCGTTTATTTACGCCTTGCCTTAGTCAATCTACTGTTGAGCCATCCAAAGCCCTCGTAGAGCGTTTTAACCACGCCTACAACGGCAATGGTCAATAGGCAACTCATGCAGAACAAATAGAACCCAAACAAAATCATTTGCACCATCCACTCACCTCGCGTTAAAATTGAGCGGCCGGGGTAGGGCAGGCCGCCGCATGCGTGTTAACAACACTCAATCCTTACCATACTTCTTGCGGTAGTAGGCCAACGTCTTCTGCATTTCTGTCTCCCACTCCTGCTTTTCTTTCTCCCAAGCAGCTTTTTGCTCCTCTTCACTCATCAGCTTCTTTTGGGCGGCATCGCCGCCCATAAGCAACGCCGCCACCTCATCCGCATTCACGTCCACCCCAAAATACATAGACGCGCTTGAGTAAATGAAGAACGATTTCGTCTCTGGCGCATCCTGGTTAGGCACTACCGCAACAACCATCTCCGGCTGCACCCAAAGTCCATCAATTTTCACCAACTTCATTTATCTACCTCTTTTCCCAAGACTATTAAAAAGTTTTCTACTCTCTCCAGTACACTAAATTGCATCTGGCATCGCTTCAGCGCAGCAAGCAAAACGTCCTTGTGCCGCGCCAATTCCCTTAACGCTTCATCCTCCAATTGCTCTTCGACATCCCACGTCAAGCGATACGGCCTAAACGCATCATTGAACTCATGTTTTTCTACTTTCATTTATCCCCCTGCTTCATCAACTCCATATACCGCGCATGCAACTTCAGCACCCTGCGCAGCTCATCCGCCGTCCACGCTCCCCTCAATTCAATCTCTCCGTCATCCAAAAAATACACTTCATAGAAACCCACAATTTCCTTCAACTCCGCCTTAATTTCCTCTAACGTCATCACTCACTCCTCACTCTCATTAATCCCACCCCACTCACTCGTCCAAAACTCCACTTTCTTGCCATTCTCAAACGTCACCACCAAACTCCCGCCATCCACCGCCAATTCCCCTCTATCGTTTATATAAACCAGCGCCTCCTTCACCTCCGCATCCCGCACAATCCCCCCAAATATCTCCCGCACCTTCACAAACAACTCGTAATTCGTCATCGCTCACTCCATCCTATCCAAACAATAACCCGCATCCACAAACCCCGACACAACCTGTTGCCTAATATGCATCCTCATGTACGCCCTCGCCTGTCTGCCCCACATCCAATACCATGCCATTACCTCCTCTCTATATGCCCCTACGGGGCTGACATTTGACATCACACACCTCATGAAAGTTCAACACACGCTACACAAATAGATAAAATTGCTGTAATCACCACAAACGCCAGCGCAATCACAATTCACCCCCACCAATTGCCATCAACTCAAAATCCCGAAATGTATCGGCATCAACGTACCGAGATTCCAGGGGAATCTCGAACCACTCTTGAAAGACATGCATCTTGAAATGCCAATGCCAATCCAGCCTATAAAAATGCGACCACATCATGTCACCTCTTTAGTCTTCGTTACGGGCACGGTGCGGCTTTGCCTTACCAATGTGCAAATTACTGCTCCATACTCCGCATCTATGCGATCTGCGGCTTTGCGGGCCGCGTTGCGTGTTTTGTAGCGATGGATTGTGTTGGTTTTGGTATTCGTGAACTCAAACATCATTGCACCTCATCCGCTTGCAGCAGCGCCAGCTGCAAATAAACGCGCTCTACGCCCTTAAAAATGCGCCTGCCTTCTATCCATCCCCACATATGATCGAAACTCGCAAAATGCGCCTCACTCACCACGCCATCCGCGTATATAACGCGCAACCGACCATTCCACGAATTGCGCTCATCGCGCCAGTAAATGATGCGCACCGCTTTTGCTCTCTCGGTATACCGAACCAACCCACGCAAGTTCTTTGACGTGAAGACAACAGAGTTGTCTATGGCTTTGCCAACGGTGCTCCACTGATCAATTGGATATTTCATGATTGCACCTCTACCAAACGCGGATAAGTGGTGCACACCGCACCGTACTCCCTATCTATCCTGTTGCGCAGCTTCATTATGGCCTCCAGCGAAGCGCGCCGATAAACCTGCCCAGTCTTCAGATTACGCATCTCATACATGATAACCTCCTATACTACACTAATTTTGTTCACCAAAGATCATTCGCTACATGTGTAAGAGCCTGATCACGGGGCATAAGTTCACACCGGAGATCACGAATCGTAATTGATAGTTTTAATGCGTTCGGAGAACACAATAGTGGGTTTCAAATGGGCAAAACCGCTAAAAAACGCTATCATTTGCCTGTCTCTTTAGCGCCCACAGGGTAGGCTCGTTTGCCGTGCCAAAGGGACAACCCACAAAATGGGGACAGAGTGGAAGTGAACGGTCGTACTAATTGTTGTGCTAGAACAATAGGGCTGCCATGTATGAAGAGTGTGATCCGTGTCCTAAGCATTACCGCCTATATGAGGGCGTTGCCAAGGTCCTGGCGAAGTACTTAATCGAGCTGGAAGGCGCTTCTGGCCTGGGTTTGGTGGAGTTTGGGCGTGTTCTGGTGTGCGATATTGTGAGTGTGTTCTATGCGGATAACCCGCGCTTTAATGAGGTGCATTTCAGACGCGTGTTGCTTGATGAAGTGAAGCGCATTCAAGACACCAAGGAATATAAGGCCCGAAAGTATGCAGAACGTAAAGCTAAAGTGGAATGCTCAAATGCTCTAAATGTGACGCCCGAAAATGCTGCGCACACGCAATCCAATCAATCACAATCAAATAGCGAATGATAGCATCGCGCCCAATTCAATTGTGTACAACCTAATTGCGCGCAACCGAAGTTGTACGGTACAACTCCCTAAAACCGAACTATCTACAGTGCAAACAGGAAATTGATGCCGTCAGGCATCAAAGGGGGGTGTTCCCCGCTAAAGGGTGGTAGGGTAGGCTAGGGTAAGTCTTAGGTCGAAGCCCGCACAAAATTTTTTGGTTTTGGAAATAAAGAAAGGTTATCAAATTGTCTACAGATCAAGCAATTGAAGCGCAGCTTCAGGCCAAGGGCCTCACCGCGCCCCGCGTCACGCCCGCCGACATCGAAGCTAACATTGCAGCGGAGTACTACTTCACCGCGGGAGAAGGCGTAATTGGCGCAACCCGCCCCAACCCTATTCGGTACCGGCCAGAGCTAGACCTCTTGACCTTCTGTGTCCTGGTGCTAAAGAACGGCTTCTCCGTCACAGGCTACTCCGGCTGCGTCAGCCCTGAGAACTTCGACGTCGATATCGGCAGGCAGATTGCTCGGGAGAACGCCGTCAACAAGGTGTGGCCCTTGATGGGTTACGAACTGAAATCCAAACTGGCAGAACAAACATGGCAAAGTACTCCGTAACTCTCCTGGTGGACGCCTCCGTCACCGTCGCGGTGGTGGCCGACTCTGAGGAAGAAGCCATTGCCTTCGCTGAGGAAATCGCGGAAACCCCCTGCCTGTGCCACCACTGCGCCAGCCAAATGGACGTGGGCGACTTCACCGGCGAAGTGGCCGAGGTGTTCGAGGTATAGATCTTCATGAGGCGCTCCCACTTTCAACAGCGTGCACTGGTGCGCACTATGTAACCCGCGATCCCTAACCCTGCCGAAGCCTCAACCGTTGTTCCACCAGCGGTGCATGAACCGGCAGGGCATGGGCAAAGCCTGGGAGCTTAAACACAAACGGGCTAATCGCGGGAACCGAACCAGGAAGCTGGCCTTTTTTGATGAGGGCAAATAGATGAAACCGAGGATTAGACGCAGCACGTGTAGCAATGGGTGGGTGTGCATTGGGGACGGCATTTTTGCACATGGCCCTACTTCACACTCAGCTTATTGGAGGTGGAATATCGCCCTCAACGAACATAAATTTGCAACGGATATAGCTTTACGCCACGCTAGGGATACCCCCCACCCCCCGGCCGTCCCGGCCAGTTTAACATGAAAACCATGAACTGTGTAAATAAATTTTTAGCTTTCATGAAGCGCGCATTCACAGTCCGGCGGCGCAACACCGTTGCTCCAGGTACCGGGATCACAGAAAGTCTTGGTGGTGGGGCTGCCGTCAAGGAGAGCCGGGCTACCGTTGGACGTGTGGTTGATCGTGTCGTACCCAACACAAGCAGAGTTGCTATTCCGAACGTAAAAAACTCGGGCGGGCATCGCAGTGATTTGGTGAGCAGTAGCGTCTCCCGCAGGTTTGTCGAATACGAGGATGCGCAGTGGACTGATGCGTTGATCTTGCATCGTGCGTGTGTCCCACTCCAGAGTAGCGCTTGTGCCGTCGCCGGAGGGCGTGAAAGTGGCGAAGATAGGCGCGTAGTTGAATTGCGGGACGAGTTCAGCATTCCGAATACCTTTTCCTTCAATACGGAAAGTGACGACGCTCGAAAGGATGTCTCTTGCGGGACTTTCAACCAGGGTGGCGCAGAAGTCGGAAGCACAGTAGTCAGTAGCTCCTGCGGAGCCGATTACGGAGGCGGTAGCTATAGCAGCAGCAATGATTTTGGGGGACATGATAGTTACTCCACAACGAACGATTTCTGATTTCATGTTTGCACGCGCCGCCATATTCGCTTTGTGCGAGCGCAAAAGGGGGTGCGATGGGCGGAAGAAAAGCTAAATACACGACCCGCATTGCCAAGCGTATATGCGAGCACATCGCATTGGGTGCTACGCTGCATCAGGCGCTTGCCAAGGAGCCCTTAGGGCCTTCTGTGCCTATGTTTTGGCGTTGGCTGGATGAGTATCCTGAGTTTCGGGAGATGTACGAGAGGGCGCGTGTGTTGCAGGCGGATTTGATGTGCGACACCATTATGGTGATGGCTGAGAACGTGTTGAAGCAACCGCGTTTTGCGGCGGCGTACAAGGTGGCGGCGGACATCTTGAAGTGGCAAGCGGAGATCAGAAATCCGGCGCGCTACGGCTCGAAGGTGACGGTAGAGCATAAGGCGACTCTAGACCCGGCGAAGATGAAGAAAGAGATCATGCAGCTTGAGAAAGAGCTTGGATTGCTGGGCATGGAGGAGCGAACGATTGATGCGGAGATAGTGGAGGCCAAGGGTGAGTAAGAAGGACGAAGGTATTGACCACGCCCGGCTGGCAAAGCTTAAGCGCTTAAAGGAGTTGAAGCGCCACTACAGCATGTTTTTCTATAAGCCCTACCCTAAGCAGATGGAGTTCCATAGGGCGGGCGCATCCTTCCGTGAGCGCTTGTTTATGGCGGGCAACCGCTTGGGCAAGACCTACTCAGGAGGCTACGAGGTGGCTTACCACGTCACCGGCTTATACCCGGAATGGTGGGATGGCTACGTGTTGCACAAAGCGACACGTGGTTGGGTTGGCTCCGTGACCTCCGAACTTACGCGGGACGGCGCGCAGCGTATTTTGCTTGGCCCGGTTGGCCAGTGGGGCACGGGCTGCATTCCCAAGGAATGCATTGTCGATATCAAGCGGGCGCGTGGCGTCCCTGACGCCGTTGAGACAGTGCTGGTGCGGCACATGGCCTCCGGGGATATTTCGCAGATTACCTTCAAAGCGTATTCGGACGGGCGGGAGTCATGGCAGGCGGAGGAGTTGGACTTCATTTGGATGGATGAGGAACCGCCGGAGGATATCTACATTGAAGGTATCACCAGAACGAATAACACCATGGGGCCGGTGTTTCTGACATTCACGCCGCTTATGGGTATGTCGGGCGTGGTCATGCGTTTCATAGGCGAGCAGCACCGTGACAGGCATGTCACGAACATGACCATTGACGATGTGGGCCACTATACGCCGGAGCAGAAGCGCATCATTATTGACGCATATCCCGAGCACGAGCGAGAGGCGCGTACTAAGGGCGTGCCAATGCTGGGTGAGGGCCGTATTTTCCCTGTGGCTGAGGAAGTTATTGTGGAATCTCCGCTTGCGGTGATTCCGAAGCATTGGAAGCAAATAGTGGGGCTTGATATTGGTTGGGATCACCCTACGGCGGCGGCGCGCTTGGTTATTGATCCAGATACCGATGTTGTGCATTTGGTGAATGAGTACCGGCAGCGCAAGGAGATTCCTATTGTGCATGCCTCTGCCATTAAGCCCTGGGGGCCGTGGATACCCGTAGCGTGGCCGCGCGACGCCCTGCAGCATGATAAGGGCGGCTCTTGCGAGCAGATTGCTAAGCAGTACCAGGACGCGGGCTTGCGCATGCTTTCCGAACCCGCAGGGTTCGGGGACAAGCGTGGTTATGGTGTGGAGGCAGGTATTGCGGAGATGCTTCAGCGGATGCGCACAGGGCGTTGGAAGGTGGATGTTAATTGCCGGTTGTGGCTGGAAGAGTTTCGCATGTATCACCGGAAGAAGGGAGCCGATGGCTCCCTGCAGGTGGTGAAGGAACGGGAAGACCTTATCTGCGCCAGCAGATATGCGACGATGATGTTGCGGTATGCATTACCGCAGGAATGGGCACCTATCCCGCCGGATAGGTATTCGAGGATGTCGAGAGGTGGGGCCTCTTGGATGAGTGCTTAAAGGAGCAGCATGGATCACAAAGTTAAAGCGAATTGGCGCAGGCTGGTTGACGGACAAGGCCGGAAAGTGCGGGCGTTGAACATCCACGTGCCGCAGGATCACCCCCAAGTGAAGCGGTACCCGTTGACGCACCAGTATATGAAGGCGTTTTACCTGTCCACTTCTGCAGGAAGTATTAACAACTCGCGCAATTGGCGGCTAGATCAGTTCTTAGTGGTGGATACCGGCTCGAAAATTTCGGCGGTTGATAGACAAGTGGCGAATTTTTGGAAGTTAAACACATCAGCTAGTGCAGGAGCAGCTTAATGAATCTTGAGGAATACCAGCAAATTCAGCCCCATGTAAAGGCCCATGGCTTGACTTGGCTTGTTCCGAACACGCATTGCGCGTGGCGCGTGGACTCGTTGATGGAAAAAGAGCCTGATACGGTGGCTTGGATCGAGAAAATGGGTGAAGGCGACGTGCTTTTCGATGTTGGCGCTAATATTGGTCAATATGCGATGTTGGCTGCAAAGAGAGGTGTTTTTGTGCATGCATTCGAGCCAGAAAGTCAAAATTTTGCGCTCTTGTGCCGCAATGTAGCCGTCAACGAATTGAACAAAAACCTGCGTGTTTGGCCTATTGCGCTGGCAGATCAGCCCGGATTGCACACGTTTTACGTGCAGTCGCTCATTCCGGGTAATTCCTGCAATACCTTAGGACAGAAGACCGACTACAACCTCAAACCCAAGGACAATTGGGGCTTCGAGCAAGGCTGCGGGGCCATGACGTTGGACTTTTTTGCGGATACTTTCGGCCCGCCGACGCATATCAAGCTGGACGTGGATGGCTTGGAGCATAAGGTGCTCCTGGGCGCGATTCGTCACATGAAAAACGTGAAAAGTGTGTTGGTGGAGACCAATTACAACCTCCCTGAACACCAGATTTTCGACCTCTACATGCAGGAGCACGGGCTTTTTCCGGATGAGGAAACGGCGGAGAGGGCAAAGCGCACGGAAGGAGCGTTTAAGGACATTGGCAACCGCATTTATTACAGAAAATGACAAAGCGAAATCCTTGTGTTTGGGCCTCTCAGAACCCTCGCATTGCTCTCTTCACTAACTTTTTGTCGGATGAGGAGTGCAACTATCTGATTGAGCTATCTGAGCCGCGCATGATCCGCTCCACCGTTGTCGTAGACAATGATGAGCCTGACGCGGTGCATGATGGACGCACCTCAAGCGGCTGCTGTATCGAGCGAGGGGAGACGGCGCGCATCACCGCTATTGAGAGGCGGTTGGCGCAGCTAACCGGCACGCCTCTAGAGAATGGTGAAGGGCTGCAGGTACTTCGGTACGAAGAAGGACAGCACTACTTGCCTCACCATGATTACTTCGATCCGGGTGTTGGTGGTTATATGAAGTACTTGGAGCGCGGCGGGCAGCGCACGCACACGTGCATCATGTATTTGTCGGACGAGTTCGAGCAAGGGGAGACTGAATTTCCGCTTCTTAGGTGCGTTGTGCCTCCCCGGAAGGGTTCAGTGCTGGTGTTCTGTAACATAACGCCCGAGGGACGATTGGATGAGCAGACTTTGCATGGTGGTAGGCCTCCGGTTGGTGGCGTAAAGTGGATTGCAACGAAGTGGATTAGACAGAGGGTTTTCTAATGAGCGATGTGAATGTTGAAGGGCATGTGCTGTATTCGTTGCGCAATGCGCGGGTTAATCCTTGGCCTTTTCCGCATTTCTATGCGGAGAATGTCTTTCCGGACGAGACTTACTGGAAGATATACGACTACGTAAGCAAGAAGGGAGCGGAGGAGTACACGCAAGGTAAGAACAACTACAACGGGCGTCTTTTTGCCAAAGATACCGATGAAGACATTACGTTCTTGGGCCTGGATTTCTTGAAATCCGAGGACTTTTTGCGGCATGTGGTGAAGATTTTCCGTGACGAGTTTTCTATGCGGTTTACGGATTATACCCGCGTCAAATTAAGCAATGATCTGCGCTTGATTCGCGACGGCAGGGATTACTCGATTGGCCCGCACACCGACGCGCCGCATAAGGTGGTGAGCATGTTGTTTTACCTGCCTTTGGATGGTTGGAACCACGACTGCGGCACAAGTATTTACCTGCCGAAGGATCGTAGCTTTCGCTGCGCGGGCGGCCCGCATCGTAAGTTCGAGGACTTCGACAAGATCTTCACAGCACCCTTCCTGCCGAATACTTGCTTAGGCTTTTTCAAGACGGATTACAGCTTCCACGGGGTGGAGAAAATAGAAAAGGATTTTCAGCGGGACGTGCTTCTGTACAATGTTTATCATGGAAACATAAACTCTCTGTCATCTGAATAAATAGCGCCGGGAGGGCGAATAATGGCTAATAACGAGGACTTTATCGACCAAGCAAACCGACGCTTTCGCGCCGCGAATGACTTCTTAGCGTCCTGGCGCGCCGAAGCGCGGGACGATTTTGCGTTCGTGGCGGGGCAGCAGTGGACGCCGGAAGATGAAGCCATTCTGAATGAACAGCGTCGCCCTCCCATTACCTTCAACTACAGCGAGAAGATGATCGACGCGGTGATTGGTGCGGAGGTCAGTAACAGGCAAGAAACCTCGTTTCTGCCGAGGGGCATTGAAGATGCGGGATTGGCGGACTTATGGAATGCGGCGGCGAAGTACGTACGGGAGGAGTGTAATGCGGATGATGAAGAAAGCGATGCGTTTCGTGACGCGCTCATTTGCGGCATTGGCTGGACCTGGACGCGTTTGGATTATGATCGCGATCTTGACGGTCTTGTGGATATATCTCGTATTGACCCCCTCGAAATGAGCTACGACCCGGCTGCAACTAAGCCGGGGCTTACTGACCGTCGATGGAATGACCGAGAATGGTGGGTGGACGACGAAGAGGTAAGGCGTCGGTGGCCGGATGCTATTCCATCGCAGGCAAGTGACGATCCTGGGCGCGGCGTGGTGCGGCGCGGCATGCGCTATGCGGATGACGACACTTCCGAGTTCGAGCGGCACGAAGGGCAATCCAAGATTCGCTTGCATGAGTATTGGCAGATGGAGGATGTCTATCGTGTGGCGGTGGGCGGGCAACTTCATGAGGTTGACAAGAAGACGCTTGCACAGATTAAGGAGCAGATGCCTGATGTGCAGTCCGCCAAGCAGAAGAAGCGTGTGTATTACCGCGCATGGTTCATGGGCGAGACACTGCTTCAGGGACCTGAAAGGTCCCCTACGCAGAAGGGTTTCACCTTCAACCCTATCACTTGCAAGCGCGACCGCAACAAGGGGACGTGGTACGGATTAACCCGTGTGATGAAAGACCCGCAGCGTTGGGCCAACAAGTGGTTATCGCAGATTCTGCATATCATCAACACCAACGCCAAGGGCGGCATCTTGGTGGAGTTGGGCGCTGTGGTTGATCCCGAGCGCTTTAAAGAAGAGTGGGCACAGCCGGATAGCGTCTCGCTGCTGAATGAGGGCGCGCTGTCCCAGAAGAAGGTCATGCCCAAGCCTCCAGCCCCGTACCCGACTGGCTTGGACAAGCTAATGACCTTCGCGCTTGACTCCCTGCCAATGGTCACCGGCATCAACCTGGAGGCGCTTGGCCTTGCCAATAGGGATCAGGCCGGGGTTGTGGAAAGCCAGCGCAAACAGGCGGCATACGGCCTTCTTAGCCCAATGTTTAACGCGCTGCGCAACTATCGCAAGACGCAAGGGCGCGTGCTTTTGGACTTTATCCAAAACTATATTGC